GAATAACCTCGCCCACAGCGTTACCAGCACCGGAACCATCACCCGGGCCTGGACTTTGCTGCCCGATATCTGGTTCGTTGTTGATCGGGAATTGGAAACTCGCCGACTTGTAGACCTTGCATCCTTCTATGGCAATCGGCGGTGCGGCTTTCAGGGTGGCCGGCGTGACTGCTTTGTTGTCAACGGTACCGGCATCCACTTCAAGCTGCGTTGCCAATGCGATAACGCCTCGACGAGCTTCTGTCGATGTACGGCCGTCAAGTTTGACTGTCGTGAGAGCAGCCGTATCCTCAACCGCCGGCTGTGCCTCAGCCTCTGCTGCCGTCGCTCTTCTGATGTGGCCGCTGAGTACCTCGCTTGATCCGCGGCCCTCGTACTTCGCTGGCGTGACGATCTTGTCGTCAAGCAGACCAGCATCCATCTCGACCTGCGTGGCGACCTCAAGGATGCCAGCCTCGTCCTCTGTTGCTGGGGGAACGAAACCAATCTCGAAAACGTCATTGGCGGCCGAGTCCACCATCGCCGCTACCCTGGTCCCAGCCCTTACTTCCAGGCCGGGATTGGCGGCGGTTTTGACCGTCATCAGATCGGCGGTCTCGTTCGATATGATGTAGAGCTTGGAAGTACCCGGCACCTGAATGCTTCTGGTGCCGCCAGGTGCGCCAGTGATAGCGATGATCGCGCTCCTAGCCTGATCCTCAGCGCCGTTATCTGTCTGAAGAATCACCGGGTCTGTGGCCGGCGTGACATCGAGATCCAGCCGAGCAGCGATCGCGTCCTCGAGCAGGTCGATGGCGCTCGCGTTGTTGATGTCGCCCCAGACATTCTGGTTGCCGCCAGTCTCCTGAAGGACGAGCCGAAGTAATGCGGTAAATGTGTCAGCCATTAGCCTGATGTCCTTACTGCTGCGAGCGTTGGATCTGTCGGATCCGGCCACTCGATAGTGAATGTGCCATTTTGAACAGCGATGGGAGATCCAAAGTTGATCACCCAAAGCACCTTATCTTGCTGTGGTCCTGCTGTAGTGTTGTAGATGACGGCACCTTGTGCAGCCGAGTTGAGAATTCCCCAGGTTGCACCTGGTCCCCAGACAACATCATCGAAATCGATTGCCGGCCGATCAGCACCGCCAGGCGTATAGATAACATTCTGCGTCAGCGCCTCGCCGCCGGCAGTGTATCCGACACCGACAAGCTCATCGCCGATCGATGACTGATCGTCAACGGTCTGCGGATCGATATCCGCGAGCGTCGTGTACAGCGCAATGAACAGCGCGTCGTTCTCAACATCGTGATTGCCTTTGACGTTCTGGTCGAAGAGAAACTGAAATGCTGTGCCTGTTTGAATGCTCATCCTGCCATGCTCACTGGTGTGGCCGCAGCCTGAACTGGATCATAGTCGCCACGCCATTGTCGTCTGAGTTCGATCTTTCTCGGCGGCATCAATTCACCGTAGCTCTGCCGCCAGGTATTCAAATCCTCCGCATCGGATATTAGGAACTCATCCGAGGCAAGCAGGCAGGCGTACAAGAGCAGGTCGCCTGCATTCGTTCCAAGCCAGGTGGTCTGGTTACCCGGCGCCAAGGCCTCTGGAGTTTGAATCTGGCGAAGCTCGAATGCGTAAGGGTCGTCTGGTGGCGGCACCATGAAGAACTCAGTCTCCGTGTATTCAGCGTAATACTGCGGCTCTGCGGTCGCTGTCTCGTCGGGTTCGTAGTCCAGGCACCACTCGTAGGTTCTGCGCTCAAGATAGCGCCGCGGGCCTGTGGGCGTCCCTGAGGTGGGAAATGCTGATGTTGGGACAGTGATCGCGCCACCGGTCGTATACTGCGTAGCGCCTACCGTGAGCCGCACCTCGTCGATCCATCCATCGACAAACGCCTCATTGCCAAAACCATCGGTAGGATCAAGTACGCCGAGCTTCAATGTTTCGGTGGAGTCTTGTATATCAGCGAAGAATACTGGAGCCTCGAACTCGAGTGTGCCATTCCACCAGATGCTCAGGGTGCCTCCGGTTCGCTGCGCAACGAACCAGTGGAAAACACCCAGCGCTGGTGCCCCGCCAATGCCGCCCTGCTCAAATACTCCATCAGCCTCGAACCTGATCCGGTAATCAAGGCCGTCCTGGATGAGACTGATCGCAAACGATTCATCAGTAGATGTACTCGTCGACCACTGCGACACCATGGTCATCTCATCGCCGACACCTGGCAGTGATGTGAATCTCACGAATCCTTCGATCGTGAAGTCTTGGCCTGCAAGCGCGAATGCGGGATCGTCGGCGTATTCCATGTAGTCGCCTGCGCCATCAAGCAACAACGATGCGGTGCCAAACTTCTGCTCGGCTGTGTCCAGCTGGGCATCGCCGACAAACGTCGCGGCGAAGCCATTTGCCGATAGCTCGGTGTATGCCGTCGCACCATCGGCGCCATCAGCATCCACGAGTAGTTCTACATTCGCCGGGCCGCCGGCATCGCGCAGATGAAGCGACCTGGTCCCCTGCCAATCGGATGGCTTGATTGCCTGAACGTACGCGCCAGAAGTCAGTTCGCCGGTAAAGACCCGGTCGAAGATTTCGAAATTGAGATCAGTCGCCAGCCGACTCTCACCGAGCGCGACTATCCTGTTCTGATTAGCCACGAACTCGGCGCTGCTCTCCTCGAGCCAGTCCTCGAGGGCCGCGATCAGTTCATCGTATGTAAATGATATCGATGTGGGCATATCAGAGCCTCATGGTGTAAATGCAATTTTCGATGCGGCCAAGGCCGCCTGTGCTGCGGTGAAATGCTGCGGGTAAAATCGTACCTCGTCAATGAAGCCTGCCCCGCTGCTTGGTGTCGTGCGCCAAGCACCGTCGTGAAATCTCGTTCCTGCTTCAAAGTAATCACGTAGCACTCTCGTTCCATCGAGCAAATCAAAATTCGTAGCTGGGATTCCCAGCCACCGAACCATGTTGATCACAGGAGCAACCGACGCTTCAAAGACACCATTGACGTATATCTCACCCGTTCCATCAGACTTCAGCGTTCCGAGAAGATGGTATGTGTTACCAACAACCAGCACCTTGCTGCCACGAGCCTCACCAACCAGTGACCCCGCCCGATCACTTATCTGTGCATAATTCCCGCCCTCAAGAAGCGCGAACGAAGGGGTCAGATTGGTTCCTGCACCTGGCGCGTTCCAGTTGTCAAAAGCTAATTCGAAGACCGCTGTGCCGTCATTGGAATGGTTATGCACGCTTGACACGATCCGTGAGATGCCACCGCCTACACTTCGCTGCCCGATGGCAGTTGCTTTGATCGCATACTCAATCGTGAAGCCATTGCCATAGATTAAGGGCGTGCTGCTATTCACAACCCGTGCGGCATTCTGAAAGAGAATCGAAGTGCCAAGGGTGTCGGCACGTAGCGATGGCTGGCCCGGAGTACCAGCTGGACCGCCAAAAGTTTGATACGCTAAATTGAAGAACGGCATCAGCCAGTCCCCGTATCTGGCTCAGGCGTGACCAGACTATCCATATCCCACTGATGCTCCGCAGCCGGAATCACAACAGGCGGACCATCGACTACCTCAGTTCCCGGGCTGCTCAATCCGAAACCGAAGAACAGCAGAGAGCTTGGCATCCTGAATGTGCTGTTGACTTGGTCGCGTTCCGGCGCCGGCCGCCACAGCGATACCGGATCCTCGATCTCTGGCAGCGATTCCTGCGGGTGCTTGCCCTCGTACCATTCCGGGTCAACGACAAGGCTCGGGTAGTAACCGTCTGACACCATGTTCTTCAGCAGCATTTTCCTGCCGGACCTGGCGCATTCGCCTACTGCAAATTTTCCCTTCGCGTATCGCTTCGGCACGTATTCACCTCAGCATCCGACGCCTGGAGCCACCGCTACCCAGAGCTCGAGCCATGCCTCCCCTACGGGCCGGTGGTCCCTGACGAGCACCGAGCCGCTCCCTCACGGAACCTCCTGCCTGCCGAGCCATTGCCGCAGGTCCGCCCGCAGTCTTTGCTCTTTTCATAGCTGCGCCGAATCGGGAGGCCTGATCTGCTGGTCGCGGTGTACCTGGAGGTTGGATGACGCCGCCAGTTCCTGCACCGCGTGCCGCAGCTTGACGCGCCATCTGCGATCTCGCTCCCGCGGTCGCTTGCTGCAGGGCCGGCGTACCGCGGCCGCCGCCTCGACCTGCGAAGCCGAACGTGCCACCACCCGGTCCCACCACTCCGCCGGTACCTGGTCTGGGCATTGGCTTGCCAGCAATCGTGCCAGGACCTCCTCGCTGGATAGGCATGACCGCTGGCCGCATCGTGCCGCCGGCACCGCCGGGTGAAGGCCGCGGCACTGGACCCGCAACGCCGCCAGTCCTTGGGGTGCGCTTGCCGAGAAAACTACGGCCTGTGTTCCGCTGTCCCGCACCTGGCGCCCTCGTTCCCAGAGGACCTCGAGTACCTCGGCCGGCGGCAGGGGGCTGGACGGCTGGCCCCACTACTCCGCCGGTACCTGGCGTGGGCTTGGTTACCGGTGGTATACCACGTGCAGCGCGCATGCGATTTTCAACCATATTGGGGTCTGCTTCCGCACCTGGCCGTTGCGGCGCTTGTTGAGCTTGCCGCGCTCGAGCTTGCTGCATCGCTCGGCCAACCATACCCGACATGCCACCTCCACCGTGACCCGGATTGCCACCTGCTTTCCTCGCCTGCGCAGACTCGTGCATAAGGTTTTTCATTGATCGTGACAGTGCCATCATGGTCTCCCGTGCAATCTTGAGTAGTTCGCGGACACGACAAGCGGTGCTGTGTCTCTGTCCTCATCGTGGGCCAACACCCATTCTTTGTCGGCAAGTCCCTGCAATCCAGGGAATTTTGCTTCGTTGTATTTCAGCGCCACCCTAGCAGCCAGTTCAGCCACGAAGGCCTCCTGGAATCGGAATGGAATGTCCAGCGTGTTCTGTGCGTTACCGACATCCTGCACCTGCTTGTAGACGTTCATGATGATGATGTCGGTGTCGTTCTCGCCGGCCAGCCAGAAGAACACCTGCACTTGGTTGACGCCTACATCGGTATCCCTGCGCCGATCCACGAAGTATCTGTCCGGTCGCCCGGTGAGGTTCTTATCATGCAGGACCAGGTAGTCCTCTCTCGAGATCGGGTATATCTCGGTATCAACGCCATTCCGGCGAATCACCGCAGACTGGACCTCGACGGTACCGACCGGCAAATCAAAGCTGACCTCACCGGGCGTGACCGTGTGCTGTATCTGTTCGAAGGTCCATTGCCGGTGTCCGCGGTTCGACCAGGACGACAGCATGAAGCCTGCGGATCGCCTGATCGAAATGATGTGTTCGCCGACAATCTCCTGCAGATTCAATCCGGCGCGCTCGACCGCCTCGTCAGCGATGCTCGCTAGGTTCGGGTCAAACAGAAATGTGCCTGTGCTTGCCATGGCTATAACCTCAGGCCGCTTTCAGCGCCGAGTGGGCTGTTGATCGGGGTACCATTGACCTGACCTGGGCCAGAATCTTTTGTCGCTCCAGCCCCGGACGCTGTGGCTCCTGGCGCCCACTCCCTGAGTTGCCACCTGTGCAGCAAGCCATGGACAATGCCATCGACCCCACGCAGCGTGTACATGGTTTCAAGCTCTGCTGCTGACAGGGCACGATCATAAAGTCGGCAATCCGCCATGAACGCATTGA